ATGAAGCTATCCGTGATGATCAATCTATGGTGAATTTCATATATGGAATGATCGTTGAAGGAAAGACAATGGCATCACAGCCAATGTTTGCTATAAACCCCAATGCCTTTGACAGTACTCAGGATGACTTCTATGATGTTTTTCCGGGTAAGATCTTTAGGATGAAGACTGGAGAAAGTGTTAATGATGCTTTTAAACCAGTGATAGTACCAGATGTAACAAGTGGGCTAGTAGATTTACTTAGGATAGTAGAAAGGAATACGGATCTTTCATCAGGACAGACACCTATAGGTATGGGGTCTGGGGCACAGTATCAGACTAAGACTGCAACTGGTATGCAGATCTTAAATGAGAACCAGAACAAGTTAACTACGGGTGTAGTAAGGTCGCTCAATAGTCTGGTTAATTCAAATGTGTCTGCCATCTATTACTGGTTAATGGCAGATTCAGATGACATGTCCATTAAGGGAGATTTCCTTTGTCAGGCAAAAAGCTATGATACCTTCATGGCAAAGGAAGTTACGATACAACAGGTGTTACAGTTAATACAGGTTGTTGGTCAAGTTCCTGAGATGAGAAACAGATTTAATTTTGAAAAGCTTGCCGTTCCTTTAAAAGCAGGGTTAGGATTAGAAATAGATGGATTAATAAAATCTGAGAAAGAAGTTGCTGAGGATGCACAACAGGAGAAAGCATCTACGATTGAACAGGTGCAGCAGCAGATGGAAATGGAAAACCAGAACTATGAAGACAAGGCACTGGTAGATGAGAAGAAAGCAGTAGCAGCCGATATAAGAAAAGGAATTATACAGGAAAGGCTGGCAAAAATAAAAGAAGGGGATTTAATGTTGTCTGAGAATCTACCTGATTTGTTGCAACAGACATCCTTATTGTTATTAGAGGAGATGCAAAAACAACAGCAGGAGCAACAACGGGCACAGCAACAGCAACAACAGCAACAACAGAATGTTCAAAATCAACAGCAAGAACAGGCAGAACAAGGTGCAGATGGACAGGGAGAAGCTGGAGCACCTCCTAACATTGAGGGAAGACCCCAGATGGAACCAGCTCTCTGAATTTTTAGAGGACAGACTTAGACGGAAAGAGGATAGACTCATTGAGAAGCCCCTCTATGACGGAAAGGAAGTAGCCTCCTTTAACGTACTTATCGGTGAAATTAAAGAAATCAAGAATATACTTGACCTTGATAATTTTATTCGTAACGTACTAAACCATAACGAAGAGTGACATATGCAAGATGAAGCACCTCCTGAAGGAGAAATGCTTGATCAACAAGCAAGTGATCAAGGGGCAAGAGAAGATGAGATTGCCGAATTAAATCAGAAACTAAATTCAGTAACAAAAAGTTATGAAGACCTAAGGCCACATGCAGATCGTGCCTTTAGTGCCCAAAAAGAAAAGGATGCGGAAAATCAGGACTTGCGAGCTAGACTTGCAGTTCTTGAACGTGAATCAGAAATTAATTTACAAACTCAAAAACCTGATCCCTATTCTGATGAAAACTTTTTATCTGATGATGACCAAAGAGTAATGGAAGATTTCCCTGAAGTTATGAAAACTTCAGAGAAGTTAGCAGAACGAATGGTCAGGCGGCAAATAAATCAGTTTAAAACACAACAATTAGATGATGTAGAAGACAGGATCAATAGGTATGTAGAACATAAATACGAGGAACCGATAAGCTCATTAAATCAGAAGTATGATGCAATATCGCAACAATCGTATTTTGATGGCAAACTTGGGTTCGGAATATGGCCTGCAATTGAAGATGATAGATCCTTTATAGAATGGGTTAATGAAGATTCAATGCGTAGGTTGGGTATGACTCAAGGTGATAATGAGGCAAAAGCACAAGTGATACAGTTATTCATAGGTGCACAAGGTGATCAGCCATATACTGGGAATGATCGACAAGATCAGAGAAGGCAGCAAGCCTCTCAGTTAATGGGGTCTTCACAACCTCAGGCCACAACTTCAGATCCTACACAGGGACTTTCAGGCGAAGCGTTATACAACGCAATGGCTGATTGATATTCTGTTCTTGCTCTACATTAACTAAATTTTATAACAATATAATAGAGTAAGATAATGGCTACAACGTGGACAGGTGGATTATCAACTGCTCACAATCGAGGCGGTACGGGTGTAAGCCCTATGGCTGGAACCATGAAATATGGTTCTCTCGATGAGACAGAGGCGTTTAAAATCCAGAAGAAATTTTTATCAATAGCGAAACGATCCATGATAATGGCTCGATTCGCACAAAAGGAGACAAAGGCTCAGAAAGAGGGGCTGGAGGTTAGGTGGAAGCGTTTTGAAAAATTCGCTCTGCCTATGGTTCCATTGGCTGAAGGTGTTAAGCCCCCAGCCGATACATTGTTGCAGACAATCATCAAGGTAAAATTGAACCAATATGGTTCATATGTTGCCACCACTGATGTGTTAGTTGCAGCAGCGACTGATCCTATTATTCAACAAGTCACAGAACGGCAATCAATTCAGGCTGCCGAGCTTATGGACTTCATCACATTTCTACATGCACGTTCAGGTACTCAAGCAGCTTATGCTGGTGGTACTACACGAGCAACAGTAGATGAAGAGATTGGTGGAACAACTGGTGATACTACTGGTTCGACCACAAATCTTCTTGATACGGCAGTCCGTACACTGGAGTATAATGAAGCTCGCAAGATTGCGAAGCAGATGACTCCCTCCGCTAAATACAATACTGAACCAGTACCTGAAGCATATGTTGCTGTGGGTCATACTGATTTACGTAAGGATATTGAGAAGCTTCCGGGTTTCATTCCTTATGTTAAGTACAGTAATAATGGTCAGCAAATGCTACCGGGTGAACTTGGTAGTGTTGGCGTAATTAGATTCGTACTTACAACTCAAGCTGCTCCCTTTGGTAGGCAACCAGATGGAACTGAGATTAAGGATACGAATATCAGTCATACTCAGGGTTCATATACTCCGGGTTATGGTTCGCCAGTATTTGGTCAGACTGTAACACAGGCTAGTCAGACTGTTTCTGATTCCACTAATTATGGTGAAGCAGGAACGGCTGAAGCAGAAGAGATCGGAGCAGCAATTTCAACTCTGAAGCTTGTTACAACAGTAGGTACTGCCAATGTACAGGTATATCCACTTGTTATTTTCTCAGCAGAATGCATAGGGTGTGTATCACTCTCTGGTTATGATGCTGTGATTCCTAAGGTCGTAATGCCACAACCGGCAGTTACTGATCCTTTGGGACAATCGGGTTCAGTTGGATGGAAGAGCTGGTATGCTTGCCAGATCCTCAATGAAGACTGGCTGTATCGTATAGAGTGTGGTGCATCTACTATTAGTTAATAGAGGTGAATGACACAACGATTTCAGGGGTGGGTTCCGCCTGCCCCTGTCTCAGAAGCAATAAGGGAAACGAGTATAATTGAAATTAACCATCTGAGTTTTGATGGTGGTAATGGTACTCTGATTACAAATGCTTACTTTGATCACTATCTTTATCCAGAAACTTTGCCGGAAAGAATATCAGTTATATTAACTGAACCATTCTTGGGTGTAGCGGCAGATATATGTGTAGGAAGGGTGAGCAGGGTAAAGGAAGAAAAGGAGTTATATTTAAAGTGGACTGGGTTACCGCAGGAACCACATTCGTTCCAGCAACGTCCAGAGTCCACATTTCTTCCACCGGACGGATCTAATAAAACGATCCGATTAACAGTCAGATTAAGGGGTAATGATCCTCCTACTTCTGGCAGAATTCTATTTTTTATTAAAACGAGGGCAATGATATGAGTGGCGAATTAGCAGGAGGATTACTTCCTACAGGAGAATATGGACATCAGATTAATAGTCCAATGTACGATTCAGGTCGCAGACAGAATGTATCTGTACATAAAACCTTCCAGAAGGATATGGCTATTGAAGTTGGTAAGGACTTAAAAACACCTGAAGGCTGGGGTTGTGTAGTTATTGGGTTTGGTGATGATCCATCTCAGATGGGGCCAGTTACAGTTACGCATAATGATTGGGTAATGAGATTCCCTAGGAATTCTCGCAGGGCTATACCTCCGGGTCATTTTAGTGTGCTTATGGATGCAGTCGAAACAAAGTACCATCAAGCTCAGGAAGGTTCACCATTAATTGGTTATGATGTTTGTAGGTATAATGTGCAGGTATTAAAAAGTCCTGACTCCATAAAGCTTGATAAAGATAAGGTTAATGCACAACTAGAAAGAGTTGAAGTTGAATGATTGAGTTAGTCGATATTAGATCACGGGTAACGACTGTTCTTCAGGATACAGGATATGTTCGTTGGTCAAAGACTGAATTAAACAATTATATTCATGATTCAGTCCTTGATCTTGTAAGGACTATCAGGTTACCTGTAGAAGATAGTGATGTAGTTATTAATTCTACTACTTATAAGATCCCACTTCCTACTACGCTTATGAGTATAAGTGGTGGGTCAATTAGTGGTAGGGAATTACCAGTTGTCACAACCTCTGAGATGAAAAAGCTTCATTCAGAGGGAAGGCTCCCAGCTAGTACAAAGGAGGGTGAGTATTCTGTGACTCAGATATTTGGCACTCCATTATATAATTCGATAACAGACTGGAGGATTGTAACAGGTACTCCTCAAGCACTTATAATTGACCAGAAGTCTTCAGATACTATAACTGTGTGGCCTATTCCAACTGTAGAAGCAACATTAAAGTTAACAGGTACGTCCCGTCCACCCAGAATGAGTGACGAGGTTCCATATCAGTACACAGATTCGACAGCTCCTTCTAGTCCTGTAGTAAGGATAATAGTTACAACCTTGCAGGGTTGGGTTGTTGGAACATCAACAGCACTGGTTGATGATGCAGGTATTTCATTGACTTTTGATTCCGATGGGCAAACTGTTAATAATTCTACAAATACATTCAATATTGCATCAACTGATTATCAAACCACATGTGATATAGATCCAGTATGGGTTGATGCACTTACGTATGGAACATTAGAAAGAGCATATTTAAAGGAGCATGATTTAAGGAATGTTGAGAAGAGTGGATATTTTATGAACAAGAAAATGCAGCTTATAGCAGATGCTCATCGTGTTGAACCATTAAATCCTGCTTCCATAACTGGTGGGATAAACTTAAATAGAATGATAGTGAGGAGATAATGGGAGTAAGTATACAATTTAGGAGAGGAACTGCTGCCGAACATACAACATTCACTGGTGCAGAAGGAGAAATTACAGTCCTTAAATCAGATGTGTCAGGAGATCCTTGGAGATTAAAGGTTCACGATGACGATAGCACAAGCTTTACAATTCCAACAATAGATAGTGTAGATTCTTTAACTAATAAAACCCTAACCAATCAGAAGTGGTCTGGAACAATTAGTGATGCATCAAGTAATTTATTAGCTTCAGTTGGAACAAGTAAAATAACTTTTGCTTCTGGTGCAGTGACATTAGATAGTGCAAATGTTATTGATCAGGCTACAGAAAAAACCCTTGAGGCAATGATAGCAAGAATTGCCAGAAAAAATCAAATGATATTAGGAGATTAATATGGCAGAAAGATATATGAGGTATGCAGAAAATTGTTTAGCTGGTGTTGAAAAAACTATATTCACATCACCTGCAAGTGATGATGCAACGCCAGCAGCAGCAGATTCAGTTATAATTGGATTTTACGTGGCATCAACTTCAACAGAGTCTAGTGAATTGACAGTTACGTTAACCAAATATTATGATGCATCAGTTGTTAAGTTAGCAGATACAATACCATTACCGGCAGATACCTCAGTAGATCTTATACCCGGTAAAATGATCCTTCAGCATGGATTAAATAATGCAGGTACTCCTGTACTAACAGGGGATATTATAAAAGTTACTTCAACAAAAACGTGTTCTGTGGTTTTGTCAGTCATAGAGAGGGTCTAAATGTCAAAGAGTCCAGTATATATAGGTGCAGGCAGTGCCGAATTATCTGTCCAGTCTGCA